TCCATAGTGGCAACTTTGGTGCCGTGGATCGCATGGCGCATATAGATCATGGGTGTACCTGTGAGGTAACGCCCCGTCCGTAGACGGGGCGTCGATTAATTACGCGATGCGGTACAGCGTCCACGTCAGGTCGCCAACCTTACGAGCAAGGAAGCGACCGGACACGTTTGCCGCCACGCCCGCCGAACCAACAATGCTCCAGCCAGTGTTGGTCGTAACGGTAGCGGTGTTGGTGCCGCCGATGTTGATGACCACAACATCGAAACAGCTATCGTTCTTGGCGCTGCTGACCAGATCTTCAACAGTAGCCACGGTAGGAAGCTGCAAGTTGGCAACCGCGCCCGTGTAGGTGATGATGCCAGACGTGATCTCCGCAGCGGTAAGCACCGCAGCAGCGGTCTTAGCCACAGGGGTGCCCTGCGTCACCAAGTTAACTTCGGCAATATTGCCGTCACCAAGCTGGTAGCCACCAGTTCCATTCGCAAGAGGCATGATATTCTCCTAAAGAGTTGAAAAGGGGAAGTCTGGGGCCGCAGCCCCAGAGAGAAGTGGTTAGCCCCACATACGCACGGCCATAGGCGCGCGGATAACGGAGTAGCCGTACAGCACGTCAATACGGCAAGGCATACGGTCATTGTTGATGTCGTACTGACGAACAATACGCATCGAGATGCCGTTATGAACCTGACGAGAAGCCATATCCACGCCCTGCGGCATAAGCAGATCGGCGGTGCCGAGCGTGATGGCGTTCTTGTTGTAGATCAGGTTCTGCGGATAAGCAGTCGAAGCCGCACCAAGGAAGGTGACAGCAGCGTTGTCCGCCGGGAACGAATCCACAGTCGCCAGCGCCTGGCTGGAAGTGTAAATCGCAGGCGAAATACCGACGCTGGTCCACGCGCCGCTAGAAGCGGTAGCGGTGGCAGTGACGACAAACTGCTGCAAGCTGCCGGTGGTCTGACGAGTCTGCGGGTTGACCGCAAACACGCCCGCAATGGTAAACACGTCGCCAACCCTGATGGTTGCCGAGGCGGTGCCGCCATCAAGGTTAATGGTGGACGCGCCCTGCGTCGTGACAGCGCCGTTGACAAGGATCGTGTCCGTGGTGGAACGCGAGCCGGTCGTGTGCTGCACGATGGACTGAGACATGTTGACTTCGTCATAGCCAAGAACCCCTTCGCCCATCATGCCGGTCTTGAACTGACGGCTGATCGTGCTGGTGGGATTGAAAAAACCCTTCATGCCTTCGACCAGACCGGCGTTGGCAGCGGGGTTCACAGTGGCGTAACGCTGGTCCATAGGAACGGCGTACTCGTTGAGCTTCTGCTGGGCCTGAAGCAGGACAAGCGAAGTGGCCGGGGTCGTGCCGGGGGTGCCAACCGAGCTGTAGATATTCTGGTAAGCGTTTGCCACGTCCGCATCCACGCTGGCAGCAAGCTGGCTGACACGGGGCTTCAGAACGCGCTCTGCGAAGTCGTCCAACTGCATGGTCAGTTCGGCGGAGGTAAAGTTCACGCCAATGTGCTTCTGGGTAGAAACAGTCAGGGTGGTAAACTGCTCGTTGTCGTCCTGAACCTGAAGCGCAGCGCCGTTGGTAACGAGAGCGCGGTCGGGCAGGCGGATACGCAGCGTGGAGCCAATCTTTGCACCTTCAACAGCAAAGCTGTCGTCGTACTGACGGTTCACGTTACGGGAGAGAACCAGATTGTTCTCAAGGATCTCCAGAGCTTTCCTGGTGATCATGTCGATTGTAAGAATGCTATTAGCCATTGGTCAGCCTTTCAGGCGATAGGGTTAGCGGAATTTCGAGGCTTCCAGCTTCTTTATCTGTCGCGCCCGGTCTGCGGCAATCCATTCTGACGTGGTCATTGTTTTGATAGACCGAGGGTCAGTGGTGTCGAAGGCTGGAGCGCCGCTACTGCGAGCGGTGACAGGTGAGATAGGCGCGGGGGCACTCGAAGATTTCTTGACCGGAGGATTTGAAACCAGAGTGGCTTCAATTCTACCGATCTCCTTGGCCTGCAAGATAGGCGACAAACGAGAAATGCGGTCTGCTTCTTTGGGGTTGGACCCTAGATAGTACGCTACATCAGGACCAACGTCAGAAGTCTGGATCGTCTCGGCCATCACGGTCGTGATGCGGAGGTTGGGGTTGTACGCGACCTGTTCGAAGTCATCGTATCTGCCCCGCGCGTCCTCTTCGCGGTCGTGGTAGGCCTCTACATATTCAGACCGCTGTTTTTGAACTTCGCGTTCTTGAAGCATTCGTTCGGCGTATGCTTTCGCATAGGTTTCGACCGAATCAAATTGATCAGGTAGCGGTAGTTCAGAAGGCGCAGTAGGGGCAGACCGTTGGGCCTGTTCCCGTTCCCATTTGCGTTGCTCTCTTGCGAGGCGCTTGCCGACTATGGCGTCCAATTCTTCTTGTGTGAAGGTTTTGGTCGTTTCAGTCGTTTGATCTTCCGGCCTTGTGTCTTCAGCAACTGGAGCCGCCGTAGCTTCCTGTTCTGGCATGGGCACCGGAGTGCCCACTGGGGTATTCTGAATGTCGTCGTTCATGGTCTACTCCGAGGAGTCCCTGGCTACCGGCCAGTCGGTTAAGCAGAAAGGCCAGCCACTTTCTCTTGGAAAGCCTTCACACGGGCCGCAAGGGCCTGCGTATCGTCGGCCAACGCGGTTGCGCGGGCGTCAAGGGCAGCGGCGCGGGCGTCAAGGGATGCGGTTGTCGCAACTTGGCGGGCGTCGTTTGTATTCCATGAAGCTTCGCGGCGGCCAAGGAGCGCATCGCGTTCAGCAGCAGCGGCGTCCGATTTAGCTTTGGCTTCGTCAAATGCGTTGCGCTCAAGCTTCAGTTGAGACACCATTCGCTCTGCGTCTGCCTGCGCCATACGGGCGGCTTCGAGCATGTTTTTAGAATTGGCTTTGGCGTCTGCAAGTTCGGCAGCGGCCTGTTTGCGATCCGCCATTGCGTCTTCAGCCGCAGTCAACGAACCCTGCCTGATTGCCAACTCGTCGCGAAGCGCCGCCAACTGAGCCAGATCTTTAGGAAGCTGATTGGTAAAGTAATTCAGGTAGTCCATTGGAGCGTTGTCCTGTGAGACGTTCATGGGGCCACCTTTAGGCGTAATAGCTAATGTTGAGTTTAGCCCCGCCCACCTGTTCGATGAACCGGATCATGGTCAGATCGCCGTCATACTGGAGCGTTACGCCCACTGCGAGAGGCATCCCAACAGTGGTTGTAGGAGCGGTATTGTCGTCGCGCCAACGTACGGCTTGGCCCTCGGGAGTGATAAGGGCAATGACCGGGCGGCAATTCAAGCCGTTTACGTCAGTAGCGGGTACCGTCAGAGCCGTGGAAGCACTGAGAGATGTGATCTGCTGATACCCCAATCGGGTCGTAATGGCCTTCAGATTGACCGACATCTATATTCTCCTGCTTTCCGTGAAGGACCGAATTTCGATCCAATATTGAGTCACCGTTTCGATGGGTGCTCCCGAATATGTGATGTTCACGGCCTGCCCTGACAGGGAGTATATGCCGTTTTGAGGCAAAAGCAACCGGCTCTTTGTCAAGACCGCATTCTGGCCGGTGACGGTATATGCGCCATAAGAACTGGTCAACACCCGTCCACGGACCAAGATGATGGATTGGCCGGTCAAGCTGTACGATCCAAACGAACCGGTCAACGCCCGGTTGCGGTAAATGATAGCTGATTGACCAGTCAGGCTGTACGATCCGGCGGACGCCGTAAGCGTGTACGTTCCACCACCAGTTGCGTAGGTAATGATGGCTGATTGGCCGGTTAGGCTATACGACCCAAACGAACCGGTCAGCGCCCGGTCGCGATAGATGATGGCCGATTGGCCGGTCAGGCTGTACGAACCGGCGGACGCCGTAAGCGTGTACACGCCCCCAGGCGCGGCAGAAAAAGCAAAGCCTAACGATCCGCCGTTGGTAGATGTAGTGCCGACATACCACGTTGTCATAGCGGGTAGCCTCGCACATTGTTGATGGTCAGATACCCCACATTAACATTGCCACCGCCAGAGTAAATCAGCGTGGCGGGCGCGGCGGCAGACGTTCCTTGGAGGGTCAGCAGTTTGGCCGCAGTGCCTGCGGCGGTGAACTGCGAAACGGTCGTGCTAGTGGCGGCAAAGTTGATCGTAGTTGCGCCGGTCGCGTTGTAGGTGTTGGTGATGTTTCCAAAAGTGTTGTTGCCGGTGATGTTGAGCTGCCCCGCGCCGTCCTGATTGAGGGTGATGCCAGAATAGGAAAGGCCGCCACCCGCAAATGTTTTTGCAGATGCAGATGTTAAGCTGATTGTGCCAGTACCTGTGACTGTGAGATTGGTGGCGTTTGTGGCGACAAATCCACTTGTTCCTGCAATCGACATCAATCCAGAACCAAGAGCAATTGTACGAACGTTTGAGTAAGAAGATGCGAAGCTTGAGTTCGCGCCCGAAAGGGTTATGTTGTAGGTGTTAGCGTTGAATGTGCCCCTAACAACATCAATCGCCCCGCCTATGGATCGGTTTGTTGCGAAGGCGTCTTGCAACGTCACAGACCCGCCGGGCGTGTCTATAGAAATCGGTTGTGTAAATGTGCCCCCCGCACTTGTAATCAATTGGCTATTACGCCCGGCAAACGTCACGTACCCCGTGCCCGTCAATGTCGTCCCGGTGCCATTGATCCAGTTGCCGTAGATGGCAGGTGTCGTCGTGCCAGTCGCCAGCGTCATCGTGTTTGATGTGCGCGCTGACATATTGACGGTACCGATGTGGTAGGCAGCATTAACAGTCACAGTAGCAGCAGAATTGAGGCCCGTAGCCTCAAAGATCGCCGTGTCCTGCGCCAGCGGGAAGTTGTTTACAGCGGGGGTTCCGCCGCTGGTTATGGCCCAGCCAACCGCAGACCAGTTGCCGCCAGCAGCAAGGTTCCAGTACTTGTTGACGCCCGCGCCAAACGTGATGCCGCTGTTGCCCTTGGCATCTCCCAGACGGGTGCCACTGGCAGGAGCCGCAGCGCCAGCGATGGTGATGTCACGGAAGTCGGCGTCCGTGCCAGAGAACGCAGCGCATGTCAGTGTGCGCGTTGTGCCAAGGGTGCTGGACTGCACAAACGTCCGCATGGTGGCATCGGTGCCAGCGGATAGCGTGAGGGTTCCGGTGATGGTTTGGTTGGCGCTCAGAGAAATAATCTTCAAGCCCGCAGAAGTGATGCCTGCGGACGACAAATTGTTGAACGTGTTGGCCCCGTTGATTGTTATTGTGCCAGTGGATGCGCCTGTAAACGACACATTATAAAATGTTTGGTTATTTCCTGATAAATTTGGACCTGCACCTGTTAAATTGATTTGAGAAGTGCTTGCTGTGCACGTTAAATTTGCTCTGTTTGTTTCTGTTGTCCCAAATAAAATTCCATTAGAGCCAGAAAGAGAAACAGTTCCTGCTCCAAAATCTATGGTCCGTGAATTTTGATTGTTTGAACTTATTTGTTGGGCGGTAAAGTTGTAGCCTGAGAGATTAAACGACCCATTTGTCAGCGTAAACGCCCCGCCTCCGCCGGACGTTAAGTCTAGCGCACTCCCAAGCGCCCAGCCACACCCAACGCCATCGACCGTCGTAGCAGACGCCAACGCCACCCCATTCGTCGTAAACGTCCTGCCTGTTGAAGACCCAGAAAGCGTAATCGCCCCCGTATACGAGCGCGTCAGCCCCGACGCAGGAAGCGTCACGTTCCCATGAATAGCCAGCGGAGCAGTGCCTGCCCATGTGACGTTGCCAGTTAACGGACCCGCCATCGTGAGGGCAGCGCAGCGCAATTGCGTAGCTGTGGCAGTGACGGTGTAGGCGGTGGCATTGGACAGCGAGTCAAACACCACAGCATCCGCAGACGTAGGCACAGACGCCCCTGTTGCGCCGCCAGAAGATGCAGACCAGTTCGTTGTGGTCGTCGCATCCCATGTGCCGGTGCCCCCAACCCAGTAGCGGGTAGTGGCGGAAGGAGCAGCGGCAAGGGTGAAGTTTGTGCCGCCAGTGCTGTTTGCGCCAGCGTAGAACTCGCCGGGAGATGTAGCACTGAGGGTTGTCGTGCCAAGGGCGAGGTAGTCCACGCCAGACACGCGAGCGCCTGCAACGGTCAGCGTGGCAGTGCCCGTAACGGTGACGACGTTGCCAACTGTCCCTGTGACGGTCCAAGCGCCAACAGTTTGCGTTGTCGTGCCAAGCGCAATTGTATGGGCCACCGTCTTGGTCGAAGCGAGTTCCGTAAATTGGTTGTTTCCGCCGATTGTCAGAGTAGAGATGCCGGTAGCGCCACCAATGGTTAGTTTGTTGTATGATTGAGCGCCACCCGTAAACGTGCGGGCGGTTGTGCTTGTGTCAGACAAGACAATGTTGGCTGTTCCTTTGAAGAGTGTGCTTGAGGTAAAATTCCAAACGGTCCCAGTGCCTGAAAGGGTCCAAGTGCCGGAACCCATTCTTAAAGTTGCGTTAGCAGCATTAGAAAAAAAGCCAGTTGTCACATTGTAGCTAACCGCATCAAACGTGCCGGATGTCAGGGTTAGTGTGCGGGCAGAGTTAAGTGTCAACGCATTTGCAAGCTGCACAGTGCCGGTTGATGAGTCAACAGTTACGTTCATTTCAAAAGTAACACCATTACTGGTAATGGTTTGAGTTCCACGTTTTGAAAAAGTAATTGTTGAGGTTCCTGATAGTGTTGTTCCAGTTCCGCTAATCCAATCCCCATAAATTATTGGCGTTGATGAGCCAAAGCCAAGAGTCATTGTATTTGAAGTGCGGGCAGACATATCAATCGTGCCCATGTTATATGAAATAATCGATGTGCAGGTGCCACCGTTGCTGGGGTATGGCGTAGGGGAGGATGGAAAAATAGCGGTGTCTTGCGCCAAAGGAAATGCCGTGAGGTCAGCGGTGCCCCCGTTGGTAAAAGCCCAAGTTGTTGCTCCCCAATTTCCCGCAGTATTAGCATAGTACACCGTCTTTGCAGCTGGAAACGTGATGCCGGAATTGCCACCGCAGTCGCCTGCGCGTGTAGGGGATGAGCCAGCAGCAGCGCCAGCGATTACGATGTCTCTGAAGTCGCAGTCCGTCGCTGAGAGGGTTCCAACAGTCAGGGTGCGTTGGGAGCCAAGCGTATCAGAACGCAAGAAGATGCGTCGCGTAGCAGTTGCGCCAGCGCATGTGAGGGTGCCAGTGACGGTGGCATTTCCGCCAATGCTCAACGTAGTTATTCCAGCTCCCGCGGGAGGAGAAATCGTTAAATTAGTAAATGTAGGGTTTCCCTGCGTTATTTGAGGGTTTGTTCCTCCACTCAATGTTAAAGAATAAAAAGTTATGTTGCTTGCTCCTGGATTAAAAACTGCGGTTGCTCCAGAACTAATAATTGAAGAAGTGCCAGAATTGAAAGTTAGGTTTGTGCTTGTTCCAAATTGAACAGCAGTTGACCCAGAGATATTAACCGTACTTGCACCAAGGTTGATAGCGCGCACATTTGAGTTGCTGGAAGACAGCGACCCAGCCGTAACGCTATAGCCGTTCGTTGTGAACGTGCCGTTGGTGACGGTCAGTGTGGTTGCGCCAATATTAAGCGCATCAACAAGTTGAACAATGCCGCCGTAGGTGTCAACGGTCAAAGCCTGAGTAAATGTCTTGCCTGCACTAGTGATTGACTGCGTGTTGCGGCCTGAGTAGGTAAGCGCCGCTGTGCCAGACAAGGCTGTGCCGCTGCCGTTCTTCCAATCGCCGTAGATGGTGAAGGCTGTTGTCGCCAGCGTCATCGCGCTCGAACGCGCAGACATATCAACGGTTCCCGTGTACGGGATAGCCGCGTCCATCGTGATGGTGCCGGTCACGCTGCCGGTATTATCAAACGTCGCAGTATCCTGCGCCAGTGGGAAGTTTGTCGTGGCGGGGGTGCCACCAGATGTTGGTGCCCACCCATTGGCTGACCAGTTCTGCGCGCCAGCAAGGTTCCAGTACACTGATTTTGCAGTGCTAAATGTAACGCCCGTTACGCCACGCAAGTCGCCAATACGGGTTCCAGACAACGGAGATGCTGCACCAGTTACATACAAATCACGGAAATCGAGGTCAGACAGGCCAGATGCAGACCCAACAATGAAGTTGGTGGCAATACCGTAAGTTGTGCCACGGATCAGAAACCGCTGGTTTCCCGCCGTGCTAGACATGGAAAACAAGCCAGTAACTGTCAATGAAACTGTGATGGCTATAGTGGAAAAGCCAACCGTCGCGCTTGGCGTCAGCGTCAGGGTGGCGCATGTTTGAGCGGTGTCTACTGTAGCGATAGCGGCAACAAGACCAGAATTGGCGTCAAACACCACATCATCTGTTGAGATTGGCACGGACGCGCCCGACGCGCCGCCAGACGTGAGAGACCACTTAGTTGTGCTAGACCAGTTGCCCGCTCCGCCGACCCAGTAGCGCGTTGCCATGCCTATTCCTCAGATTGAACTTCCGGTGGGTTTGTCACCAATTGATACCACGCATTGTAACGGTCGTCCTTCATCTTCGCGATCTCGGCGTCCGTAAACGTGTGATCTTCGGGAAGATAAAGCGCATCGCGAAAGTTGTACGGATCTTCCCCGCGCTCAAAGATGATCTGGATCATGTTAGCCTCTGATGCCGTAGATGAGGATTTGCCCTGCGTCAAATGTAGCACCGCTACCCCAACTAAAACGAATAGCGTTTATTATGCCTGTTTGATTGATAAACGCGGCGGTAGAAATGCTGCCTTCGCGCGGCTTTACATATGTAGCGTTGTTCATCAAATGATAAACATAAGTTCCGTACAAAAGATCCGTGCTAAGCACTGCACTTGACAGAACGGTAGCCGCCCCCCAACTTGTTCCGTTATCCGACGACAGTTCAACCTGGATAGCTTGCGTTGTCCCAGAACTGTGAGAACACCCCACAATCATAAGATACCAAGACACGCAATCTGTAGGAACGCTAGTCATTGTAACTTGTGTGCCGCTGGTAGACGCCGCAGACGCTAACAAATTCATTCCGTAAGAAGCAGGAACGGAAGACACCCAGTTAGTCCCATTGCTAGTCAACACATTGCCTGACGCGCCAGCAGCAGCTAATCCGGTGCCTCCGTTAGCCCTAGACAACGCGGTTGAAAGCGACGTGATTGTAGAATTGGTCAACGTAAGGCTGTCGGCGGTGCCGCTTGATATGGCTACGCTACCCAAAGTAGCCGTACCGCTAGGCGCGCGTTGAAGCGTGTTGGCCGCAGCCAACGTCATGAAGACAGTTTTAGTTCCGCCGGAAAACGAAACGTAGGTGTTGGCGTTGGAAGACCCCAAAACGGTCGTGCGAGCAAATACATTAGCGCTGGTATATGTGCCCGTGCCAGTTTCCCATTCGCCCGTGGTCTGGGCTTGTATGCAATAATAGAACGTATCGCCAACGGTTAAAACTTCCGAAAAAGTTTTGTACCCTAACGGTGCGGTTCCGGTGACAGTTACGTTACCCGTACCTATCGTGGTAGTGGTGTCGGAAATCCGGTCAGATGTGACGAAAGCCATAGGATCACCCTATTAGGAAGCCTGGAACACGCCGTTAGCGGCGTCAAGAGTCACTGTAACCGTCTCGCCCGCTGCGACAGCTTGACTGGAACCGTAATCCCAATATGCCACTGGCTGGCTGGTAGTGCTATTCCAAAGGATAGCGTACCGGAAGGTAAATCCGGCACCCGTAGCCGTCCATGCCGTAGGACTGGCAAGAACAAGCTTAAACGTGCCTGCTGTTTGACCCGCCGACGTTGTAGACGCCGCGTTACCGCCAGCCGTGTACCCGCCAGCAGTCGCCAGATCGGTAGTGCCTGCGGTAAACGTGGTGTCGGCGGCATTTACCGTACTGGCAAGCGCAATCTTCCACGCGTCCGTTCCCGAGTTCATCCCCTCAAAAAGGGGCTCGATGGCTGCGGTGTATTTAACGTAAGATGCTGTGGGCATGGTTCACCTCAAGCCAAAAATTTGAGTTTGTAGAGCGTTGACAGATACAAACCGACAATTTCGTCGATGATGTTCTGAAGTGCGGTGTCTTTGGCGTCCACCACATCGTACCGGCAGCCTTCAATCTCTTCGAGCTGGCTCTGCAAAAACTCTACCACATTTGTAGTTTTTTTGGCGGTCTGAAGGCTGATGCCGCCAATCAGACCATGACGGCCCTGATAGGCTTCGGCAAATTTGTCTGCCAGATCAACAATTCCATCGTAAAACCCTTGCAACGCCATATGTTTGGCAAAACTGCGGGTGTTCAGATGGACCGAATGGGTTACGTCCCGCGCAAGGAACAAATACCCTACAAAATCAGAAGCTTTCTTCATTGCGGCATTCCCTGCGGTGGCATCCCTTGGGGCAGCATTTCAGATGGCATTTCAGGTGGCATTCCCATAGGCATTTCTTGCCCCATACCCTCGCCCATCAACTCTTGACCGGGCATTTCACCCGCCAGATCGCCGCTGGTAATCATACCGTGAACTGTCCCCATGACAATGTCTTGGATCTGTTCGGGGGACATGGACGCTTGAACGGCAGAAATGCGCTTGGTCTCGGCGTCAAACGCTTTGATCTTTGCCTCAAAGTTCTTGCGTTCCACGTCCTGCATTTCAACGGACTGATGAACGTTTTGAAGCATCTTGTGCATCTGGTCCATCTCTTGGCCCATTGCCTGCATCTGTTGTTCAGCAGCCTGAAGCGCCGGGGATTTGTCGTCAGTCTCAAGAAGCTTGGGGTCAATAGTCTTGGCGAACCGCTTGGACATTTCCTGCGCGCCAGGCCAATCCATGTTCTTAATAAACAAATCGCCTGCAACGGCCCAAAGAGCCGGATTACCCTGAAGAAGTTGCGACATGGAATCCAAAGCTTCTTGACGTTTGGTCATGTAGCTGGGGCCAGTGGTGACGCACACATCGTACTTGCCAACGCCAGGGTTGTAGATCTTTTCAATCACAATGTTGGGGTTTTCAGGGTTGACGATCTTCTTGACCGGCTCTTGCTGCATGGGGTCAATTTTAGCCATGCTTGTCTCGCCGTCCATGCCGATGATACGGGCGATGCGTTGCGTGTCGTAGATCTTGGGGATCATATCTACGATCTGGCGGGTCGTGTAACGGATGGCGCGGGCTAGGTTGTCAACGTAGTGATACGTGCCCGTATCGCCTTGTTTTTCGCGAGCCAAAATAGCCCGTCCTGACCGCTCGTTGCTGGTCGCGCCAAGGCTACTATCGTACTGACCAGTGGTTGATTTAATGTCGTCAGACGCCCCTGCTTTGGCCTGTATGAGCCCAACTTGCGCCATAGGCGGGGGAGACCGCTGCGGAAGCGGCAATACCGCCCCTTGACCGTCCGTAACGTCAGGATTGACCTCCAGATAAGGCCAGTTGTTGACGTTTGCGGTCTTCCACTGTTGCTCATAGCCTTCAAACTGGCCTCCATAACCAATAAACGGCGCTTTGGGGGCCAACGCCAGCATTTCGGTCTCAGCAGACACCCAATAGTTGTACATTCGCTGGGCGTCTTTGGCGTTTCGCACCAATCCAGACACGAAAAGCCGTCCATCAACCTCAAATTCGTTGCCAACGACGCGGATGACCGGAATCCACTGGCCCGCCCAGTCGTTTTCTTCCAACATCTCGTAGCCGTTGGTCTTGCACCACTTGACGCGCTTGCGATCTACCTGGCGGCTCTTGAGAGGGGTCAACCCAGACGCTTTGAACATGGCGTCTTCGCGGCTGCCCTCAAACGCGGTGCGGTTGTCAGGGTACAAATTGAGCTTGGCGGGCTCGTATTCAATATAGAAGTACTCCGCAATGCGGACCACATCTTCGTTCAGCCAGTTGGACAAATTTTCGTCGCCAACGCCTTGCTGTTGGATAGACGAGATGGGCATGGCGTCTGGGAAAAGCCGGGCATATTCAGATTTTGTGAGATCTTCGGTGATAAAGCACCATTTGGCGTCAGATCCGCATGGATCTTGAATGGTGGGGTCCATGTAGACACTAAAAGAGTTGCGAATGCGCCCGATGCGGATGTCCTGAT